AGCAGAGGCAGCACAACAGACACCTTTGCAACCTGTGATGGAATGGGACAGGCAAACGTTAATGCGATGACGCCAGTTATTAAGCAGCTGCTAGGCATTGACCGCCCGCAGGTTGCCTAATGGCTTATACAGACCTGTTTAACGAGGCAATAGCCGACGTAACGGCAACACTTACAGCCGTAACAGGCTTGCGCGTGGTAAATGACGCAACCAAAATTGTGCCTAACTGTGTGTTTCTTGACGCGCCTAGCTTTGAGACCATCGCAGGCGGCGGCAACATTGTGCGCATGACATTTCAAGTCAAGGTTATTGGCACAGGGCCAGCTGGCCTGCCGGTACTACAAAAACTGTTGAGCATTGCCGCCCTAGTGCTGGCAAGCCCAATCATTGTTATGTCTGGCCAGCCAGGGGCAGTCGAAATGGGCGGGGCAACCTACCCTTGTTATAACTTGCAAATGGCTTTACAAGCACAGACAGCATAAAAGTGTTACTCTTTACCCATAGCGCAGTGTTCTTTTAGGAGACAAAATGGCAACTACAACGTATCTTACAAACCCGACAGTCAACCTTTCACCAACTACTGGCGGCGCAGCTGTTGATTTAACCGACCAGTGCCGTAGCGCAACAATTACGTTAGGCGTAGACAGTTTAGAGTCAACTGCATTTGGCGATACAGGGCATCGTTTTGTGCCTGGCTTGCAGACCGTAGAAGTAGAGCTTGAGATGTATCTCAGCTATGGCACTGGCGAGGTCGAGGCAACCTTGTTTGCAAACTTAGGCACCGGCACAACACAACTTGTGATTAGTCCGTCTGGAACTTTAGAAAGCGCCAGCAACCCTGAGTACACCATAATTAACATGCAGCTTGTCAACTTTACGCCTATTGTTGGCGCTGTAGGCGAGCTGAGCATGGTGACCGCCTCATTTGTCGGCGGAACCTACGCGCGCGATATCACCTAATAACTAACCCGACGCAAGGCGGCAGACATGCAAATTACAATGAAACTAGACACGGGCAACGGCCCGTACGAGGTAACTACAAACCTTTGGTGCGCTGTGCAATGGGAACGCAAATATAAGCGCAAAATGTCAGACCTAGCGCAAGGCATCGGCGCGGAAGACTTGGCGTATCTTGCATTTGAGGCCAGCAAACTACACGGCATTATGGTGCCAGTTGTCTTTGACGATTTTATTAAAAAACTTGTTGCAATGCCTGAAGTTGTAGAGCAGGAAGACGCAAACCCTACACAAGCGGCCACAGACTAGCCCTTTGTCATTTACTGATAGAGACAGGTTTCTGGCCGCCAAACATAGAGTTTCTTACGTCTGACCTAAACACTTGCATTAGTATTATGAACAAAGCAAGGCGCAAAGCATGACAGCAACACTGGAACCCAGCGAAGTAGTAGGGCTAAAAGAAGCTCTAAAAGTGTTAAACACGCTCGACAAGTCTTTGCGTAGAGAAATTACAAAAGACTTTAAGCAAATTATGCAACCTGTTATTGTTACTGCTATTGGTTTTGTGCCGGCAACTGAGCCGCCCTTGTCAGGCATGAAGTACGCCTGGCACCCCAAAGGTGGTCAAGACATTATGAGCTGGAAAGCTGAGCGTGTAAAAAAGAATCTTAAAGCGTTTACGTCAGGCAAAAAAGTGCGCGACACAGGTTTAGGTTTTAAGCAAAACTTGGCTGTGTTTGGTATGAAATGGGGAGGGCCACAAGCCAGCATTTTTGACATGGCAGGCAAGGCGTCGCCAGGCTCGCCACTTGCCAGAGCTTTAACTACAAAATATGGCTCACCGTCACGCGCAATGTGGAAAGCCTACGAACAAGCAGAATTAGGCGTGCAGCAAGACGTCAAGCAACTTGTGGATAAAGTAATGCGTGAAGCCAGCCGATTGACGAAAGGCAACTAATGAGCATTGTTCTACCTATTGTCACTGACTTTGACGGCGCTGGAATCAAAAAGGCTATTGCACAATTTAAGCAGCTGGAGACCGTAGGGCAGAAAGCCCAATTTGCTATCAAAAAGGCTGCTGTACCCGCCGCAGCAGCACTAGGCGCTGTGACTGCCATTATTGGCGACAGCGTAAAAGCAGCAATAGAAGACGAGGCCGCACAAGCGAGCCTTGCTCGACAGATTAAAGCAAGCTCTAATGCAACCGATGCACAGGTTAAGTCTGTTGAAGCCTTTATTTCTAGCCTGGCTAAAAGCGCGGCAATTAGCGATGACGAGGCGCGCCCAGCGTTTCAGAAGTTAATTGTTGCTACCAAAGACGTTACAAAAGCAACAGAGTTAATGAACTTGGCCACTGACGTAGCCGCAGCGACCGGCAAGCCGCTTGTTGACGTTACAGACGCGCTAGCCAAAGCCTACGCCGGCAACATGAAAGGGCTGAACAGTCTCAGCCCAGAGATTAAGGGCATGATTAAAGACGGCGCAACGCTTGCAGAAGTGCAGGCCGTGTTAACCAAAAACTTTGGTGGTGCAGGTGAAGCGGCAGCAAATACAGCTGCGGGCGGCATGAAAAAGTTAGGCATTGCCTTTAGCGAAACTAAAGAGTCAATAGGGCAAGCCTTTTTGCCAATCATGTTGAAACTGCAACCAGTGCTAGAAAAGTTTGCTAACTGGGCACAAGAAAACCCAGACTTATTGGCAGCTGTTATTGCCGGCATGGGCATTTTGGCTGTGTCAATTCTTGCTGTAAACGCAGCCATGCTGTTAAACCCTGCTGTAGCTATTACTGCTGGCATTCTTGCGTTAGGCGCGGCTATTGTGGTTGCCTACAAAAAATTTGAGGGCTTTAGAGAAGTGGTGCGCGTTGTTGTAAACTTTGTGGCCGCGTATGTCGAGGGCATGGTCAACGGCTTTATTAAAGGCATAAACCTAATCATTAAAGGCATAAACCTGTTTAAGCCTGGCAAAGATATTGAGTCATTAAAAGAAATATCTATAGGCCGCATGGCTGAACCAGTAGCGCCAAGCGACCCAGGGGTGAATGGCAGCGCAAACTTGGCCGAGAGAAATAACAACGCCACTATTAACGTTTACGGCGGCGACCCTAACCAAGTTGTCGAGGCCTTGCGCACCTACATGCGCCAAAACGGCAGCGTGCCAATCAAGGTAAGCAACATCTTCTAATGGCAATAGTCCAATACCAGGTAGAGGTAGGCGCGACTTACGCAACGCTTACAACTGTTGTTGCCAACGTGCAAAACGTGTCTTTGACCTATGGACGGCAAAAGCCTTTAGACGCTTACAGCGCCAACACAGGCAACGTTGTTTTGCGCTACCCGACCGGCTACACAACCCCCAATGCCCTTTTTGTCACAGGCACTTGGCTGCGCATATCGGTAAGGCTTGGCACGTCTGGCACATATCGCCAGCTCTTTGTTGGTCGCATCACTGACGCAATGGTGCAGTACGGCATCCCCTATTCTGGCGGCGTTGGCAACGCAGACTTTGTTACTTTGAGCTGTGAGGGAAACTTCGCGGCTTTTGGTCGAGTGCAAGGCAACAGTTACGCAATGACAGCAGGCACTTTGAGCGCGCAAGCAGGCCAGTGCGCAACACAAACAGGCCTGAATGTCAGCACCACCAGCGCATTTGGCGGTACTCAGGCATTCCCAGCCACAACGATTAGTGGCACCTGGGGCGACTGGGTGAACAGGGCCGTACTGACAATGAACGGCAAACTCATTGACATCAGCGATGGCATTTTAATGGTCAACGCATACCGCAAAATTGCTGGTTTTTACGGCAATTTCAGCGACACCACCAACGACGCCAGCAACCATATTTTTGAGCAAATATCGTTTAGCAGCTTGGCAGACAGTTTTTATACACAGGTAACTGTTGACCCTGAGTCTTTTCCTGAGGCCACAGTACAAACAGGCGTTGCACCATTCCGCACCTACTTGGTCAACACGTTTAGCGCGTCAACAAGCCAGGCAACAGACTTTGCCAATTACCTGCTGTCTACTTACAGCACAGCAACACAACGCATTTTAAGCGTGACCTGCAACCTGAGCGCACAAAATGGCGACATTCCGTCTTATGGCATGGATCAGATCGGCTCGACTGTGACCGTCACGTTTCGAGGCACCGTGTTTAACTGTCTGTTGGAGGGCGCAACGTTTAGCGGCAACCCGTCGCTGGCCAGCGCTACGTTCTATTTGAGCGCGCAAGACCTAAACAACTATTTAACACTTAACGATGCCGTTTATGGCAAACTTGATTTTAACAAACTGGGGTACTAATGGCTATAAAAACTTTCACCACTGGCGAAGTGCTTACCGCTTCAGACACAAACACTTACCTTGCAAACAGCGGGCTTGTTTACATAACGGAAGCCGCGCTTTCAACAACTGCATTAGACGGAATTTTTACGTCAACGTATGACAACTACCGTATAGTCGTTAACAATATTATAACTTCAGGTGCTGGTGGCTTAGTACGTTTTCAATTTCGTGACACATCAAACGCGACTTTGAACAGTGGTAACTATCTAGCAGGAACATTGCGTTATGACAGTTCAAGCACCGCTTATAACTATGGGACTACAGCAACTGGTACTGGCGAGACTGGAATTAACACAAGTACAACTCTGAATTATGCTGGTTTTACAATGGACGTTCTAGCTCCACGATTAACAGCTTCTACTAGTGCATTAGTTAGTGGCATGGGCGTTATTACTGGGCCTTCTACTGTCACGACAGCGTGCACATTTCAACTCACAACGGCTTGTGCAGGTATTATTTTCAGTCTTAGTGCTGGGGCATTTGCTGGTGGCCGCGTTTTTGTTTATGGATATCGAAAGGCTTAAAAATGGCTAAAACAGTAAAACTAAAGCACCCAGAAACAGGCGC